TGTTACTTACTATCACTTGAATGAACAGAAAGAGAGACAAAGTATTGGTTCTGCTACTCGTGAAGGCGCAGGCTCCTCTGCAATACGAAATGACCCAGGATTTCCTGACCATATTCGCAGAGTTTTAGATATGTATAGGGTTTCATGAGCAGGGCGATTGTAGATGGAATTATTCGGAGTGCTTTGAATAGAAATGTAAAACGCTTTGATCTAATTGCTAGAAGATATTCTGCAAGAAATAGACCTCATTTACATAAAATCACTCTCCAAGATATTGAAGACACTGTAGTAGACAATTTTATAGGATCAATGTCGAAAATTGTAAAAAATACTGGATTTTTATACTCACAAAAGACTGAAGCTATTTTAAAAAGAATTGCCAAAAAAGTTTTTGATAGCTATGTTGCGAAGTACAATAAAGGTTTAAAAAATAAAGAGTTATTAGCCTCTAAAAGAGGGATGACTATAACTATCTATCAAAACACTCTAAATGAGGTTCGATTAAAAGAAGCTTTATTTGGTTTAGCTTTTCCCTTGATTCGAAAAGAGTTTAAAAATCAATTGAAAGGTGAAAAGGCAGATAGGTTTGAGAAGAGTTTTCGAAGAAGAACTCAGTTTCTACATACCGGAGGAGAAACCGCCGGCAGGGAAAGTGTAAGACTTCTTGGAAAAGCAGTTTCTGGAGAAGCGGTAAGAGAATCTGACTCAGGGCCCAAAAGTCTTCGAGCTTCAGGAATTAGTGAGAAGAATATAGAGAAGAATATCGAAGGAGCTTTGAAAAAAGCAGAAGTAAATGTTTCCTTCTCATCTTCAGAGGCTCGTGAAGCCGGAACAAATGTAATTATTAATATGCTTCGTCAGATAGATGCGGAGTGGAAGTCTTCAGAACAGCAATTAAAAAATAAATATAAGAAAGGTATTGTAGTGAAAGGAACCCTCGGCCCTTCTACTAAAAACCGTCCAGGAAGTGAGTCTACTGACTGGGCCAATCTTCGACCTAGAATGGAAGAAGAGATCGCAAAAGCTCTTGGATTGGACGCAGAAGATTTTGCTACTAAAGCGGCAAGTATGACCCCTTTAGAAAAAGTAGCAAGAATATCTACTAGCTTGATTATCGATGAGATAATGAGGGCTGAGAGTAAGAATGTAAAAGTTGTTGCAACGAAGCAGAAAGCAGATAAACCAAAAAGAGATAAATCTTCTGTTTCCGCTATTTTCGGTAAAAAGAAAGTGTCTGGAGGAAGACCACGCACAAAATCTATAAGTAGAGCTGCAGCAACTTCAGGTAGAAAAGGGGCAAAGCCACAAAATCTTCTAAGGTTGCAAGCATTAATGTCTCAGAAGCTTCCAGATACGATTAGAAAGAATATGGGCGCTCCTGGATTAGAAAATCGTAGTGGAAGGTTTGCAAACTCTGTAAGATTGACCGACGTTTCCACTACTCGACAAGGTTACCCGAGCTTCGGATACACCTACCAGAAAGCTCCTTATGAAATATTTGAGGTGGGAAGAGGAAGAGCTCCTTGGGCAAACTCCGATAGAGACCCAAGAAGGTTGATTGAGAGATCGATGCGAGAAATCGCAGCAGAACTAGCTATGGGAAGATTTTTTACTAGGAGACAGTAATGGCAAACAGAACATACACTTCGAGAAGAATGGCCATTGTAACAGCTCTTGTAGAAAAACTAAAGTTAATAAATGGGAATTTTCCTTATAGAAGCAATCTTTATAATAATGTACTTCCTAAACTGCTTTTTTGGGATGAAGTACAAGACTTTCCCGCAGTTCATTTAAGTGCAGGGGCAGAAACAAGAGAGTATCAGGGTGGTGGTTATAAAGACCGTTTTATGACTCTGACTATTCGAGTATACGTTCAAGAGGAGGACGCAGTGTTCGCTCTTGAAAAGCTTTTTGAAGATATTGAGACTGTTATAGAAGATAACTCAAACCTATCCTATACAGATCAAGATAATAAAGCGCAGAAAGTGCAACAACTTACAATAGTAAGTTTAGACACGGACGAAGGCGCATTAGAACCTTTAGGTGTTGGAGAAATCGTATGCGAGGTCCGATACTAAGGTTAAGAAGGAAGTGATTCCTTTGGAGAATTAAACATGGCGTTACAATTTACAAGAGACGTACAAGTAGTAATTGAAGATCCTACCTCTACGTACAGATGGGAAATTCCCGTTCTTGACGGATTTTCTTTTTCTCAGGCAATCAATGCTTCAGAAATTACAGTAAACGAAGCGGGTGCAACCACTCGTCGTGGTAGATTATTGTTCAATGATAGTTTGGCCCCTGTAGAGTGGTCTTTTAGCACTTATGCTCGACCAACTCTTTTAGCTACTACTACTCCTGACCAGCATCATGGTGTTGAAGAAGTTCTTTGGGCAATGTTTGCCGGTGCTTCTACCTATACTCCTGGAGATGGTGAAGGGGATTACTCAAACTCTGGAGGCGATTTAAGTGTAAATACAGCTACAGAGCACACCTTTGATTTCTCACAGTCAAATATTTCAAGCATGCCCTCTGGTTGGGATATTTACTTTCAGTTTACAAATGCTGGAGGAGCTTCACAGGTGTATAAAATTTCTGACTCGGTAGTAAACTCTGCAACTGTTGATTTTGATATCGACGGAATTGCAACCATTCAGTGGAGCGGTTTCGGCGTTCAGCTTGATGACTTAGCTGCTGCCACAGTTACGCCTACTGAAACTCTTGGCGTAGCTTCTTCTGCAAACTTTATCCGTAACCGTATCTCAACAGTAACTTTATCCTGGGAACAGTCTACTCATAGCCCCAACCCCGATACTTACGATATTGTATTGACTGGCGGAAGTATCAACTTCGAGAACAATATTTCTTATTTGACTCCTGAAGAACTCGGTCTTGTAAATGCACCTCTGGCAAATATTACAGGAACTCGATCAATCTCAGGAAATCTTACTTGTTACCTTGACAACGATGCTGCAAATAGCAAGTCAGGTGAACTCTTCGCAGATCTCGTATCTGACAGGGACACTGTAAGAAATATCTTCAACATGGCAATCAACGTAGGAAGTACGGCAGCACCTTCAGTAACTTTTGATTTACCGAATGCTCACTTAGAAATTCCTGTAATTAATGTTGAGGACTTGCTCACTCTCGATATCGCATTCCACGGTCAACCTTCCGGGGGCGATGCTGATAATCCGGATGAAGCAACAATTATTTATAGAGGTGTAGCTCCCTAAAAATAGTTCTTGACTTTTAGAGTTCACTTTTGTATAATTTAAAAAATCGGGGGAGTATTTGCTCCCCCTTCTTTAATTATAAGAAGGATTAAGTTATATGAGTGAAATCTCCCTAAAAAGTTTAATGAAACCTTCCATGACCGTTTCGATTGATTTTCCGGGCATGGTGGGTTTTTCTGTGGACCTATGTTATTTGGCCAGAGAAGAACTACTTGCACTTCGCAAGAAATGTCTCAACAAAAAATTCAATCGTTCAACTCATCAAGCAGAAGAAGTATTAGATGAAGATAAGTTTCTCACTGAGTATTGTAAAGCAGTTATCAAAGGCTGGTCCGGTCTTAAGTTATCTTATTTAGAAGAGCTTCTATTAGTAGATACTGATGGAATGGACCCTGATGCAGAACTTCCATACTCTCAAGAAGAGGCGGAAATTCTAATGAAGAACTCAAACTCTTTCGATACTTGGGTAACGGAAACTCTTGGTGATCTCGAAAATTTTACGAAAAACAAGTCGAAGAATGTCTCCGACTTGTAGAAAAATCTTTTGAGCAAGAAGCTGATATTTCCTATGAAAAATATCTGGCAATGTGCGAGCAACTCGGCAAAGAGCCAGATCCTTCCAGAGCCCCCGTATCTTTAGATAGGTTCCCCGAAGAAGTACAATATGCTTTTATTGTCTTCAACCACATGCCCGATCGTTGGGATGGTATGTCTGGTAGTTACTTCGGAAAAGACTGGTCCAGTATTGATTTCTTTTTAGATCTATTTGAAGTAGAAGATAAAAAGACCGTTGTGTTTTTTATTACTCATATAGAAAATTCTCAAGTAAAACGAATAAACGACAAGCTTGAGAAAAAGAGAAAGGCTGAAGAACGAAAAGCCAAAGCGGGTGGCAAGACTTACACCCATAATGTGCAGGGATAATGGCAAGAGAAGTAAAAGTAAGCATACTCGTTGATGACAACGGCACGATGCGCCTTACAGAAAAGAGTGCCAAGAAACTCGGTTCTGGAATGGAGCGTGTTGGAAAAAGCGCAGCCAGTGCTGACCGTCAATTAAAAGGCGCTGCCCAAGCGTCGTCG